GCCGCGGGGATGCCCGCAGCCGGGCGGACGGCAGGGACCGGTCCGGTTACGGCACCTGCCGACGCGGGCGCTACGGGTAGGGCAGCGGCAGCGGCGGCCGGGGCCGGGGCGGTCCCGCTGCTGGTGACCGGCGGGGCGGTGAGGGTCAGGCCGCCGCCCACCGACGGCGCCGGGACGATGCCCGCTGCGGCCGGGATCCCCGGCAGCACGGCGGGCGCGGGAACCGCCGGCGGGCTGGTCCCGGCGGCGGCCGGGACGCTGACGGGCGGGCACCCGTTCGCCGCGGCCGGGGCCGGTGCCGCAGCGGACGCCGCCGGGACCCCGGGCAGCGCCGAGGCTGAGACGGCAGCCGGCGGCGGGGCGCTGCCCGCGGCGGCGGGGCACCCCGGCAGGACAGCGGCGGCCGGGACCGGCCCGGCCGCAGCGCCGGCCGCGGCGGGGACCCCCGCGGTGACCGACACCGCGCCGCCGGCGAGCTTGTACGTGACGATCTTCGCGATCCACTGCGAAGACGGCGAGACCGTCCCGTTGTAGGCGTACGCGCCGGTCGCGGCGACGTCCTGCGACCCGGCCATCCACGAGTCGGAGAACGATCCCTGCGCCTGGTTGACCTGCGTCAGGTTCGACCACGGCGACGACGGGCCGGTGATGGCGGGCTGGCTGCCCGCCACGGTGGCGAACACGCCGCCGAATAGCCGTTCCGTGGCCTGCGTGGTGGTGGCTGTGGCGGTGGAGGTCCAGGTGGTCGCGCCGGCGCTGACCGAGTTCGCGGTCTTGTCGAACGGGGCGGCGGCCAGGTCGGAGCATTCCCAGGCCGACGCCATGATCGCGATGGTCCCGGCCCCGCCGGTCGCGGTGATCCCGACCGTGGTCTGCCCGGACGCGGCGGCCTGGTCGCGCCAGGCCGCGCCGACCGCCGCGTCGGAGGAGGACCCGAACGTGGTGTCCTGGGTGAAGTTCCCGGTGACCCCGCCGAGGGTGCAGGCGATCGCGGTGGGGTTCGTGGTGGTCCCGGACGCCGCGACCAGGACGATCAGGGTGTTGCCGGTGCCGGTCGCGGTGTTCAGGGTGAGGGTCAGTGACGTGCCGGCGCCGGCGCCCTGCTTGGCCTGGACGATCCCGGCGGCGCCGGTGGTGACCGCCGGCTGCGTGACCGTGCCCGCCGCGGCCGGGACGCCGGGCAGGACCTGGGCTGCGGGGGCCGGGGCCGGGACGGTCCCGGTGGCGGCGGGGGCATCCGTGTTGACGGTGACGGATGGCGCGACCGCCGGGGCGGTGGCCGCGGACGGCACGACCCACGTGAACGCCATCGGGGACTGGCGGCCGGGAGGGATACCCGGAGCGGGCGCCGGCGGTGGCCCGGCAGCGGCGGCAGCGGCAGCCTGGATCTCGATGCCGATCAGGGTCCAGGTCTGCCCGGCCGGAGCGGTCAGCCCGAGGGTCTGCGACCCTGCCGCAGCCGCCGGCTGGTACGCGTAGTAAGCGCAGTAATGCGACGGGGACTGATCATTCAGCCCGTCTTCGGTCGGCGTTGCGGATGTGGTGTTGTAGGTGTGCCCGGTAGTTGACTTGGCGGACCAGTCCCCGTTGCACCAGGTGACCACGGATCCGGCTGCGGTGGTGGTGAGTGTTGCCGTGGGGGCGCCGGTCCCGGTCTGGTCCGTAGTGGCAGGGGTAGCGGCAAGCTGAGCGCCCCGCCACAGCTCAAACGTCACCGACCCGGCCACGAATGAACCCCAGGTGAACGTGACGGCGACGGTCTGCGACGCGCCGCCGGAGGTGACCGGTGCGGTGTAGATCCGCGCTGAGCAGTGGCTCGGATTAGTGTCGGAAACCCGGGATGTATATGTCCAGCCGCCTCCGGTAGGGGTGTTAATCGTGACCGTACTGTCTTCGGCAACGGCCTTGACGACGATGATGTCACCGGTCTGCGGCGTAAATGACGTGGAGGTGAGGGTAGTGAGGCCAGTGGTGGAAACCTGGGTGTTGGAGTAGGCCAGGGTGGGGGCCACGGGCGGGTCACCCCCCGGCTAGAACGACGGCGTGAACTTCACGTCGGCCAGCCCGGTGACCCCCCACGCCGAGGCCAGCGCGTTCTCAACGTCGGTGGCCAGCTCGGAGGTGGACATGCCGTAGGTGACCGGGACGGCGACGTCGAACAGGTACGACTGGGATCCGCCGAGGCGGGCCAGAGAACCGTCGGGGTTGACGACGCATCCGGTGACGTAGATCCGGGCCAGTCCTTCCTCCTCGCGGATCCGCATGGTGGCGGCGGCGTACGCGATGGGGCCGGGGGCGCCCTGCGGTGCGGTCATCAGGACAGCGCCTCCACGTACCACTGGGTCAGCGCGATCGTCGCGTTCGCCCCGGCCAGGGTCCCCCTAAGACTGAGGCCCTGGACGGAGGTGGTGTCGACCGCCGCGGCGGTCTCACCGGACGCGTTGGGCAGGCCGAGCGCCACGCAGTTCGCGGTGGCCAGCGCCGGGGACGCGGAGTTCTGGATCCAGAGCATGGCCTGCGTGGAGACGGTGTTCCCGGAGGTGCCGACGGCGGTGCAGCGGATTTCGCCGTCGAGCTGCCACGGCAGGCCGGTCAGGGTCCCGGTGCCGGTCGCGAACCCGGCAGTGGTGGCCAGCGTGATGTACGTGGACCCGGTGTTCCCGAGGCGGGTGGCGAGGAGGAACGTCGCGGTCGTGGACGTGCCGGTGGTGGTGATGTACCCGCGGGCCCGGACCCGTATCTGCAGGCCGGATTCCCACCCCTGGTAGAACCCTTCGGCGTTGACCTGGGCGACGTCCCCGGCGGCGACCGCCCCGATGATGGGGGACAGGGTGGCGGTGGTCGCGGTGTTGAGGACGGCGCCGGCGCCGGATCCGTGGGAGGACGCGGGGGTGATCAGCGACACCCAGTTCTGAGAGGTCACGTCCCCGCCTCCGATCGGTACAGCCCGGATCCCGCCGTAGTGTTAAACCGCAGGTCACAGCGTGAATTTGAACACGCCGGTAGCGTCCCAGATTACGGTCAGATTCCCGCCGGTTACGGTCTGCGAACCCCCGTAGTAGTGGAAGCACAAGCCTTGCTTGGCGACCGTGCCTGCCGTGATCGTGTCGTCATACGTCAGATCGCCGAAAAATGCGGCGAGGGTGACGGAGGTGGCGGCCACGTCGGCGGCGTCGAACGCGACCACGGACGTCCCGGACGTGTAGGTCTTGGTGCCGAGGACCTGCCCGCCGGCGGACCACCCGGTGCCGGTGACCTCGGTACCGGACCAGGTGCCCGTGTTGTACCCGGTGGACCCGACGATGGCGTCCCGGTCCGGGGTGGCGGACGTGTTGTACACCGCCACCTTGATCGAGTCGGCGGACAGCCCGGCCGCGCCGTACGTGGTCGGCTCGGTCGTCGACCAGGCTGACGCGGTGAGCGGGTTCAGGACGGCCTGGGTGAAGATCCGCGAGTCAGTCCACGCCATCGCCGGTCTCCTGTTCTGCTGGCTGCTGCTCGGACGTGCCGCGGGCCTCAGCCGGTGGCGCCTGGATGGTCAGGTCCTCGCCGGGAACCGGCTCGGGGGACGGCTCGCTCATAGGTAACCCCTCGCAACAGGTGAGAAGACAGCCAGGTCGGTGTGGCCGTCCGCGTACTCGGTGACCGCGTTCATGTACGGGCGGCCGTCGTCGCCGCGCCTCTGCTCCTCTTTGCCGAGGTAGTCCTCGCGTTCATGCGCGACGATCGTGCAGTCACTGCCCGCCCTGGTCAGGGGCACGGTCAGGTCATGCAGCCTCGGGCACGTGTGCATCCGCGTCGCGTTCGGCGGAACAGGACGCGTCCGCTGCTCAAGGCCGCACTGCGGGCATTCCCAGTCAGTCCACGGGTCGAGAAGCACCGCGCCTCTCATCCGGTCACCGCCTCCACTTGCACGCCGGCCCACGCCTGCCGCAGGCCCGCCGGCCAGATCCACCCCTCCGGTTTGACCGCCTTGGCGAACACCCCCGGGCTGGCCGGGTCGGTGTCCGGGACGCACACGGCCACGTCCAGCCCGGCCGCGTCCAGGATCTGGCGCATCGCCGGGACGGTGAACCGCCAGTGATCATCCGGGTAGCCGTGCTGCGGGAACCCCGGGCCCCTGGTCGTCAGGACCAGCACCCCGCCCGGCGCGAGGACCCCGATCAGCCCGCCCATCGCCGACTGCCAGTCCGCGGCGTGCTCCAGCATCTCCGTCGAGATCACCACGTGGGCAGTGCCCGCGCCGAACCGGGCGGGCAGCATCGCCGCCTGGCACACCACGTCCACCCGCGGTCCCGGCCGCATGTCCGTCCCCAGGTAGGACGCCGGCCCGAGGGACTCGACCCAGGGCCGGGCGGACCCGTTGACGTCAAAGGCGCCCGCCTCGATCACGGTCTTGCTCCTGACCTCAGATCCGGTGAGGGCAACCGTGACGAACGCCAGCGCCGACGGGTGCATCAGCCGGTGATCCGGCGGAGCCAGCCGCCCGGGTGCTGCGTCGGATCCGGATCCTCATCCGCCTTGAACTCCGGATGCCCGGGAAGCCACCCCGCCAGCGCCACGTGCGGCCCGTCGCCGAACCCCGGCAGGTACTGCATGATCGTGTCCTCCACCACCAGGAAGTCGGCCAGGGGCGCGTAGGCGGCCAGTTCCGCGGCGACGTGGGCGGAGGAGTGGTCGTCGTCGATCAGGACGATGCCCCGCTCCCCGGTCACCGTGCCGCACGCCGCGGTGATCCGCGCGGTGATCACCGGGTCGCCGGCGTCGCCGGTGATGAAGACCAGCCGCCGGTGGGACGGCGGCCCCGCCCCGGTGTCGACGGTGATGACCGTGCCGCCGCCGGCGGCTTCGAGGGTGTCGGCGAGGAACAGGGCGGTCCCCCCGCTCCCGGTGCCCAGTTCCAGGACCCACGCCGGGCGCAGCTCGAAGATCAGCTCCGCATACCTCAGCAGGTCACTGGGGAATTGCTGGCAGGGCTGGCCGCGCCAGGCGGGGAGCCGGCCCCACATCCGCTGCCACGCGGCGACCGCGGCCGGGACGTCTACGGCTTGCCCTTCGCCGCCGGGGCGGCCGGGGGCGGCGGGGGAGGCGTGTCTGCGGGGGTCGCGTGCCCGGGGGCGGTCGCGGCGAACGCGTCGGACGCGATCACTTCCCGGAACGGCACCCCCGCCGGGAGGCTGTCCGGGGCGTGCAGCTCCCCCGTCCCGTAGACGACGGTCGCGCCGTCCGGCCCGTACACCGTCTCGGACACCATGTGCATGATCTGGCTAGCCACCAGGCTCCTCCTCCTTCGCGGGCTGGGCGATCAGGTACGGCGCGGACCGGCCGTCCGGCAGCGGGAACGACACGTCCCGCCACCCGTACCCCAGGCTGGCGAGCAGGTCTTCCAGGTCGGCCAGCTTGTAGTAGCCGTAAATGTCGTGCCGTTCGATGATCATCGGCGGGCGGCACCGGGATATGGTCCCGGCCATGCCGCGAAGGGCGTGCAGGTCCGCGCCTTCCACGTCCAGCTTGATCAGGCCGACGTCCAGGTCGCCGGGGAGCAGCTCGTCCAGCCGCCACGCCTCGACGGTGCCGCCGTCACCCGGCCGGACGCGGGTGCTGCCGCCCGATGTCTGCCGGTTCGGGTCGTCCAGGGTGAGCTGGTCCCGGCAGTCCCACGCCGCCACCTCGAGCACGGTCACGTTCTCCAGGCCGTTGAGCTCGATGTGGGCGCGGAGCTGCGCGGCGGTCTCCGGGTTCGCCTCCACCGCCACCACCCGCGACGCCCGCCGGGCCATGCGGAGCGACCACCGGCCCACGTGCGCCCCCACGTCGAGGAACACCCCGCCCGGCGGCATCAGCTCCGCGAACACCGGTTTGAGGGCGTCCTCATGGGCGATGGCCAGGCCGTCGCCGGTGTGATGACCCCGGATGATCCACCGCAGCCCGTCATCCTCACCGGTCGGGAGCGGCACGGCGCCGTGGTTCCGTACCTGGGACCGGACCGGGACCGCGCCGGCGTACTGCTCCAGCATGTCCAGGACCGGCTTCCAGTGCTGCGCGAACACCAGGTCCGCGTCGAACCGCAGGGCGAACTCCCGCGCCTTCCCCCGCAGCCGCGCATCCCCGCGCCGCTTGTACGCCTGCCCCCACGCCTTCACGATCGAGTCGATCCGGGGGGCATGCCACCACGCGGAATCCTCCGCCACCCAGTACGGCTGGCACCGCACCCGCCACCCCGCCCCGCACAGCTCCGCCTGCGCCGAGTTGTCCCCCACCACGACGGGGGTGCCGCAGGCCTGCGCTTCCACCGCGGCCAGCCCGAACCCCTCCCCGTACGACGGGTTCGACAGGACGTCAGCGCAGCCCATCAGCCCCGCCACATAGCCCGGGGTGAACAGGCCGGCGACCTGCGGGTAATCCCCGGAGAACATGACCGACCCGTCATCCAGCCCCAGCGAGGCGAGGATGGGGCGCAGGTCCAGGCCGTGCGGCGACGCCGCGATCGTGTGACAGTACAAGATCGCGTCCCGGCGGGTCTTGCGGAACTGGGCGAACGCCTGGAATTGTTCCCCCCACGCCTTCCGAGGCGGGCTGGTGCCCTTATTCGCCCCCACCACCGCGATCAGGAACGCGTCCCGGTCCACCTTCAGGACCCGCCGCGCCTCCACCCGCCCGGAATCGTCCAGCGGCCGGAACACGCCCGTGTCGATGCCGTGCGGCACGTAGACAGGCTGCAAACCGAACTCGGCCATCAGCGCCTCGCCGTACCGCGACATCGCGACCGGCTGCGCCCCCGTCACCCCGTAGAACATCTTGTCGCCATGAGACATCGGCTGCGAGTGCACCGGCGACCACACCGCCGTCGCCAGCCCGCGGACCGCATCAGGCTGGACGCACCACGCGTCATAGATCACCAGGACCAGGCCCCGCCCCCCCGGGCCGAAGAACCCCCGGGCGTGATGCGGCAGCACGTCATTGGAATAGGCGGTGTACCCGGACGGCAGGCACGTGATCCCCTCCCACGTCGTCGGCCGGCCGTTCAGCCCCGCCATGCACGAGATCGCCACGTCATGCCCCGCCGCCGCGAGGCGGGGGGCGAGCTGCGCCGCCTGCATCCCGTAACCCGTCGCCAGCCAGGGCGGATTCGTGTGCAACAGAATCCGCACTCGCCCACCACCTCCTTAAGCACCGTTGTGGTGCTATACTGGTACCATGAAGAGTGTGAATGTCCGCCTGGACGACGACCTCCACGCCCGGCTGAAAGAAACCGCCGAACGAGACAACCGCTCGCTGCAGCAGCAGATCATCTGGCTGCTGAAGACCAGCCTCAAGGAGAACCAGAAATGACCAAGACAATCACGATCGGACTGGCCGCCATCGCCGTGATCATCGCCGCGGTCCTGTCCCTCGTCACGATCGACATGCTCGGCTGGGCCGGGATGTGGCCAGCATGGTGAACGCCAAGCGCAAGACACGCGACCTGCCGAAACTTCCGGCCGATCATCTGACGCTGTACGCCGACCAGATCCACAGCCTGCATGTGGAGAAGCAGAATGACGCCGAATGGCTGCTGCTGATCTACCTGAAAGACAACCGGGCGCTGCGGATATGGATCGGGGCACGCAGCGCCGACAAGCTCTGGATGCACCAGGGCCTAGAGAGGTGCGACGCCGACGCCTAGACCTGCCGTGAGGCTGGGCGGCCGGGCCGGGGAAGGTGAAACCCCGGCCCGGCCGTATGTCAGGAATTCCCGATCCACCTAAATGCGTTGGCGGTGGCCACGCCGGAACCGACCCTCCAATAGTAGAACCAGCCTTGAGTTCCGGTGGGCACGTTGCCGGTGCCTGCTCCCTTGAGCATGGGGTCGAACAGCATCGTCGTGCCGACCCTGTCGACTATGTACATGCGGGAGAAGTCGCCGAAGATGCAGGTGGCGGAGCCGATGGCGGTGCCGCCGCCGGTCCCGACGGGGATCAGGGACGGGGACTCGTAGATGGGCTTGCCGAGGAGCCGTTCCGGCTGGTCGGCGTTGAGGTTCACCCAGAAGGACGACCCGCCGTACTGGTCGAGGCTGCGGAGCCGGTTCACCGTCTGGATGTTCGCCACCCAGGCGACGTTCGGGGACAGGCGGAACCGGGGGCCGACAGCGGCGTTCAGCGCGTACACGTCCGCGACGCCGGCGGTGCCGAAGAACGACCCGCCGGCGGTGCCGACCGCCGTCGGGGTGACCTTCTGCGCCGTCCCGAGGGCCATGGCGATCCCGAGGGGCTGCCCGGCGTTCGGCCCGGTCGTCCCGCCGGTGCCCAGCGCGAACGCGGTCTCCTCGAACACGTCCTTGGCGTCGCTGAGCAGGCCCGGGAGCTGCGACGCGTAGTCCGTGTCGCTCATAACTTCGAATGAACCTGTCACCCAGGCAGCAGCTTTCTGCGGGATGATCTGAATCTGGCCGACCGCCGACCCGGAGTCGGACGCCTGGGCGCCTTCAGCGAGCCACGCCACCCCGACGCCGGCGCTCGATACGCCCTGCCACGCGTTGGATGTGGTCTGCTTCACTGATGCGATCTGCCGGTACGGGTTGTTCGTCCCGTTGTTCGTCAGCACGATCGTCGTGTCGAGCACGTACGGGAGCATGTAGCCGGCGGTGGCGGATGAGGTGAGGAGCTGGGTACGGGCGATCTCGACCGCTGCGAGGGGGTTGTTCAGGTAGTCCCGGAACGCCTCCACGTAATCATCGGAGCCGGTCAGGAGCATGTGCCGGGCGATCTGCGGCTGCTGCGCCTTCCTGGTGCATTCCTCGCCGCGGTCGCCGAACAGCAGCCCCCGCCGGTCGTGGGACTCGATGACGTGCTGGGCGCGGGCGATCAGGTCGCCGCCGCGGACCCGGTTGTCCCGGACCGCCTCCATATCAGCGAACGGGTCGAGGCGCTGCATGAATTCCGGTCCCCGGCCCCCGCCACCCCACGTCGTAGCGGGAGCGCTGGCGTCGCCGGCTTCCCGGTTCACGTCATGCGCGGCGGCCCGCCGGATGATGTTCAGCTTCTCGAGCTGCCCGGTGAGCCGCTCCCGTTCCGGTTCGATCTCCTCCCACCGCCTGATCAGCGTGTCCCGCAGGTTCCCGGTGCTCTCTTCGGTGGCGTCCGGGTCATCGGCCATCCGGGCGAGTTCGGCGGCGATCCGGTTCTGCTCGTCTACCAGGTCATCAAGTGTCGGCATGTGCTGTCATCCCCTTCCCGGGAGGACTAGCCCGGCTGCCGCGCACATCTCGTTCATGCGGGTTACCAGCAGCCGGTGGGCGTGATCCCGGGTCGGGTGCACCTCTTCGGGGGTGCCTCCGGTGACGTCCCCGTCCATTCCGGGGACATACTCTCCGGCCTCGGTCGAAACCGGCTCGTCGTCGAGGGCGGGATCGTCCTCGAGCGAGCCGGGAAGGTTCATGCGGACGCCCAATATCTCGGCGCCCGAATAGGCGGGGTACAGCACGGGGCCGTACTCGCGCAGGCCCAGGACCATGCGGCGGACGGTGGTCAGGGCGCCGTTCCGGGCGCGGTGCCGGTCCCCGGGCCCGCGGAGCTCCGGGTCGGACCGGATGATCCCCCCGACGAAGCTCTGGGCGGTGATGGTGCCCGCGCGGATCTTGCCCAGGACCCGTTCGGTGAACGGATCGGACGCGTCGTACTCGGTGCGGGTCAGCAGCCCCCGCTGCTCCGGCCGCACGTCCAGGGGCTTGCCGAGGGGCAACTGGAATTCTGCGGCCTCCGCACCGCCGGCCGTCCGGCCATGATTGAAAAGGACCTTGACTTGTGCCGGCAGCCCGCCGGGTGACCGCATGATGCGGCCCAGCACCTGATCGAACGCGGCCCGGTCGATGACCTCCATGTAATGGCCCATGTGGTCGCGGATCTCCGCGGGCTGGTCGAACACCGTGGCGTACGCCTCCACCACCCTGCCGGAACCGTCGCCTTCGGCGCGGGTCAGGATTTTGATGTCCTCCAGCGGGTAGATCCGCATCAGCTCGGACCGGCTCATGCCGCCTCCCTTGCGCTTGCGGGCCTTGCCTGCCAGCCCCGCGAACTTCGCCTTGCCAAACTTTTTCCGCCCGATGTAAGCCGCGAGCGCGCCCGGGTCAGAGGCCCCCTTGGACGCGAGGGACTTCTTCAGCTTCGCGAACCGGGCGCCCGTGCCGAGTTTCGGCGCCGCCCGCGACACGTCCCCGGGGGTGCCGTCGGCGGCCTCGAAGTCGGCCACGCCGAGACCGGTCAGGTCGGGCAGGTCACCCAGGTCGGTGTCCCACGAGCCGTCAAGGCCGTCCCCGTCGTACCCGCCGCTGGTCATGGGTTCGCTCCGTTTCGCGTGCGTGCTGGCCTTGAGCCGTTCCCACTCCGCGATCGCCGCGGCAGCTTTGACCCGGGTGTCGGGGTGGACGTTCTTGCCGCCCGCCGCCCACTTCTTGCACATGCTGATCGCGGTGGCGATGGCGACCGACTCGGACATGCCCCGCTCGGAGATCAGGTCGTTGGCGATGTGCTGGATGTAGGCGGGGAGCTGCCGGTGCTTGTCATGCCACAGCCCGGGGCCGCCGGGTTTCCCGACCGGTTCATGCGCGACCGTCACCGCGCGGCGCGCGGCGTGCCTGGCAGCGTCCGGTTTCATGGCCGCACCGCCACCCCGGCGAACACCAGCAGATCCTCGATGCCGAACTGGCCCGGCGCGGGCGCGGCCGGCGGCATCGGCTGCCACCGCCGCGACGTCGGCGAGTCGTCGTGCAGCAGGCCGTCCTTATCGGCGCGGAGCACCCCGAGGAACGCGTCCGCGGTGATCCGCGCCCCGGTCCGGCCCATCGTCAGGCCGCCCTGCATCTCCGCCTCGCGGAGCAGGTAATACCACAACGGGGTCCCGCCCGCGAACCCGGCCGACACGGGGGAGTTGTCCACCGCGTCGGGCAGCGCATCACCCGGGGCGATCACCGGTTCGCCCATCGCGGCGGCGACGTCCTGCCCCGACGGGAGACCGTAGAAGTGGCCGCGGATCAGGTTGCGGAACGCGAGCACGTTCGACCCGGACGGCTCGGCGCCGGGCAGGCCCCCGATCGGCAGGGTGAACAGGCCGCTCGAGATGAGCGTGTCGACGAACCGGGGGACGTTGAAATGGGCGGCGTTCTCCGGGCGCATCAGCGGGCGGACGAAGTTCCCCCAGTCGATCTGCCGGCCGGCGGGGAGGGGACGGCCGCCGTGCAGGTCGTTCGCGGTGCCGTTGAAGACCTGCAGCTTCCCCGTCGTGGTGGTGACCTCGTACGCCTTGCGGACGATCGAGTGTCCGAACCGGTACGCGGCCACCTGCATCTCGACCGGGACCAGCGGCGCGTTCGGGTTCCCCGCCTTGTAGAACGACGGGATCGAGCCGTCCAGCAGCCCCGACACCACGCCGGCGCCGCATATCTCCGGGAGGAACTGGTGGATAATCACCCACTGGTAGTAGCGGCGGACCGTCGCGTACGTGTCCGCGAACCCCAGGTGCAAGGTGTCGGCGATGGCGTTGTGGAACTTCAGGAACGCGACGTGGACCTGCGCGATGATCTCATTCTCGTCATTCCGCTTCTCGACGAGGACCGCTGACCCGTCGGGGTTGCGGGGCAGGTCCCGGACCCCGTTCCCGTTCGGTTCCTGGACCCGGAAATGCAGCTTGTCCGGCTCGTACAGTTGCGGGGACACATCCGGGCCGCCCCCGTACACCGACGAGAGGTCGAACCGGAACGACTCGTAGTTCTTGACGAGGTTGCCGTCCGGGTCCAGCAGCCGCGCCTGGCTGTCCCGGCTGAAAAACGCGGTGGGCTGGGGGAGCAGGTCCAGGAAGTTGTCGTGGTCGACGAACTGCCCGAAGTACGTCAGGACGGAGCCGAACGAGCCGGTCTGGTCGCGGTCGGTGGCGTTCGGGTCCAGCAGGGACGTGGCGAGCGCCATCAGCTGCCCGGTGGCCACGCCCGGGTCCGGGTCTGAGGCGAACGGCGGGAGGTCCGGGAACATGAACGCGGTGTCGGCGAGCAGTTTCCCCCCGGTCGGCACCGGGTCCTGCGCGGCGATCGCGGCGGTTGCGGCGGGCCCGGCGAGGGCACGGCCGCCCCAGGGCAGCAGCGCGACCGCGCCGCCGCCGGCCAGGCCGAGGCGCAGCAGGGTCCGGCGGTCCAGGTCCGGCATGGCCAGCCTCCTGTCTTAAACTCAGGACATGGAAAGCAACCCGGACGACTGGGAAGAAGTCATCGCGCCGGGCGCGTTCGACGGCATCGACCAGGACGTTCCCCTCACCTGGGGCATCGGCGGGCCCCGCATCGGCACCGCCCACGCCAAGAGCACGCCGAAGGGCCTGAAAGTGACGGCCACGCTGCCCGCGGCCACGCTGCCCGCAGGCAGCATGTCCTTTAAGCCGGTGCCGCCAGAGGAGGACTAGCCGCGGGCCCCGTTCGGCATGCCCGGCATCGGCACGAACTGCTGCGGTTGCGCCGCCGGCAGGTTCGGCGCCACCACTCCCGGCAGGTCCTGCGGCGTCCCCGCCTGCGGCCTGCGCGTGTTCACCACGCCGGGCTGCGCGTTCGGGTCCGCCTTCAACTGCGACAGGTCCCCCGAGTCGGCCGCGGCGATCGCGGATTCCCGCGTGTACCCCGCGGCGACGAACGTGGACACGGCCTGGGCGCGGACCAGGACGGCCTGGCCCCGCTCGAGTTCCCCCTCGCGCAGCGCCGCGATGTCCACGGTGTCGAACCAGAGCCTGGCCGGGGGCCGGATCGGCGCCTGCTCCCCGGTCGCCGAGCTCGTGAGGGTCACCAGGTGCTGCAGCGACGCACACGCGCTGCGCCACGCGGGCCTGGCCCACAGGTCCGCGAACCGCCGCATAGCGGACAGGTAGTCCCCGCCGCCCGCCCGCCACGCCCCCAAACCGAGGACCTCCAGCGGCACCTGCGCGGCTGAGCAGACCCGCTCCGACGACGCGCCCTGCACCGCCGCGAACTGCAGCTGCTCCAGATTCGCGCCCGCGACAGTAACATCGGCGCCTTGGTCGAGCACGAGGGTCCTGCCCGCCGAGGACGGACCGGAATACCGGGCCTGCGTCCGCTCCCGCAGCGCGTCGATCGTCCCCGGCTGCAGCTTCTGAGCGTATTTAATGATCAGCCCCGGGACCGCGCCGTTCTGCAGGTAACTCGTCTTGTACCCGGTCAGCGCCTGATCCGACCCGATCTCCCGCAACACCGGCGTCAGCCAGGACATGCCCCGCCAGGATGCTTTCGGGTCCGGGACCGGGGAGTAGTGGGCCACGGCGTCGGTGCCGTAGAACTGGGGTTTCCGGTCCGTGATCCCCAGGGGGGTGAGGTCTTCCAGGTACCCGACGGGTTCCCGGTACGTCTGCCCGTTCTCATCCGTGTGCTCGGCGGACACGATGGTCACGCAGTCCGGGCGCATCTGCACCAGCAGCGCGTCGCTCCCGTCCGCGGGGACGGCCTTGCGCCAGTACGAGTTCCCCGCCAGGGACACGTCCTGTTCCATGCGGGCCAGCAGCTCACCCGCCGTCGCGCCCGGAAACGGGTACTCGAGCAGCCCCAGCCCCGTGTTGCCGTAGAGCCGTTTGTCCGACGTGTTCTGCAGGACGAACCGGGCCTCGCTGAACAGCGCGGATCTCGCCGCGATGCACCCGAACACCACCCCGTTCGTCGTGAACGCGTCCCGCGCCGTCCGCACGATCCCCGCGTCGACGGACTCCTTGCCCCGCCCCGACGGGTCCGACACGGTAACCACGTACGCGCCGGAATAGTCGTACTCGTTGTACCGGGCCAGGAGCCGGTCCAGGAGCCGGGTCACGGCCGCCACCTCTGCTCTTCGAGGACGTCCGCCACGGTCCGCTCACCCCGCCGACCCGGGCCGGGGCCGGTGTCACGCAGCAGCCCCGCCGCCACGCACCCGGCGGATTCGGCGATCAGGACCAGGCCGAGGCACCACCGGCCCACCAGCCACCCCCCGCCCAGGGCCCCGCCGAGCCCGGCTGCGACCAGGACGGCGGAGAAGGCGGCGGGCCGGTGCCGGCGCCACGCGGCAGCCTGGGCGCGCACCACCACCCAGGCCCGCCGCACCATCCGGTTTCCCTCCTAAAGGTGGCCCCGCGCGTCAGGCGGGGCCGGGACTGAAGTAGCTGGGGTCAGCAGATCCGATTCCGGACGTGTTCAAGGAGCATCACCTCCGTCCAGGGCCTAGATCAGCCACGCCCCCACATCACCCGCCGGGCCCCGCTCCCCGAACCCCCACAACGCCAGCGTGCACGCCACCAGCGGGGACAGGTCCCGGGCCGCGCCCTTCCGCGCCCACGTCCGCCCGTCCGCCACGTCCCGCACGTCCGCGCCGCCCAAAGCCGCGTCCAGCGCGGGGTCTCCCCGGTGCCGCAGACGGCCCTCTATCACCGCGTCGTAGAACTGGCCGAATCCCTGTCCGACTTCCCGCGCCGTCGGGGACAGCACGCCGATCCCCGCTTGCTCCAGCGGGGTCACGAACGATCCCTCATGGCCCGCCTCGTCCACTACCACGGCGCACGGCGCGTGCTTCGCGTACCGCGCGGTGAGCCACGGCACCACCCACGCCGTGCCCGGCCCGTACTCCGCCACCTCCACATGCAGCAGCCCATCCGCCCGCCGCCCGGCGACCGCGACTGCGGCGAACTGGCGGCGGCCCTCCACCGCCGCAGCGAACGCCACCGGCGCCACCGGCTCACTGCCCGGGTCACACGCCTGCTGCCACGCCGGCTTCGGGATCACCCGCCACGCATCCGCCGCATCCGCCGGGTACCGGCCGATCGTCAGCCGCTCCCGCGCGAACGCCTCCGCCGACAACGCCGCCCGCTCCCGCCGGATGTAATCCTCGCTGATCCGGATCCCCAGCCCCGGGTTCGCCTTCGCCCACGTCACCCGGTCCCCCGGATCATCATCCTCACTCGCGGACCATTCGAAGAACGCCAGCGACGGGTCCCCGCCGGCCACGCCCCGCGCCCGGACCCGGCCCAGCTGCACGCTGCCCTCATCCCCCGCCGACGCGGCATACCAGACCTGCGGGTCCGGCCGCGCCGACAGGGTGGGCAGCAGGGCGGCCATCGCGGCATCGTCGAGCTTCTGCGCCTCGTCCAGCACGATCAGGTCCCCGGAGAACCCCCGCCCGGACCCGGAGGAGCGGGCCACGAACCGGAGCCGGGTCCCGTCGCGCAGCTCGATCGCCTCCGCGCCGGTCTGCGTCCGCACCCGCGCCACTTCCCGGTCAAAGTCGGGGGCGGACTGGATCAGGCCCAGCACCCTGCGGAAATGCTCCGCGCACGTCTTGAACTCGTGCGCCGAATGCAGGATGAGGCGTTCCCGGTCGAACAGGAACAGCGCCGCGAGCTCCCGCGCCTCCAGCACGGCGCCTTTCCCGTTCTGCCTCGCGCAGACCAGCCCGACCTCGAACGCGGCCCACCGGCCGTCGCGGCGGCCGAGGGCCTCGCGGAGGACGAACTGCTGCCACGGGTCCAGGTCCAGGCCGCCCAGGGCGGCCAGCCGCACCGCGTCGTCGCCTTCGGAGGCGGTCCAGGGGGGGACGGACCACAGGCTAGGCCGCTGGTCCCCGCGCGGCAGCGTCCCGGGCGCGGCGGTCGCGGATGGCGTCAAGGTCGCTCCTGGCCGGCCGCTCCTGTGCGGCGCGGGCGCGCAGCGCGGCCATGATGTCGTGCAGTTGCCTGGCGGCGGCGGCGGCGGCGACCGCGCCGCGGGTGGCGTCGATCTGGCGGGCGAGGGCCACGCACAGCGCCGCGTCGGCCACGGACTGGACGGACATGCCGGTGCGGCGCAGCTCGGCGCGCGTGGCGCGTTCGACCGGTCCCGAAGTCACAGAGCGTCACATCCACCCGTCCGGACAAACCGGACAAAACCCTAGTTTTCGGGCGCAAACAAAACTTTGGCTGCGGACGTCAGGGGCACCCCCCTGTGACCTGCGACTATCTGCTTCCGCGTATCTGCGCTGGTCACAGGCCCGGGATGGGTCGGAGGGCTGGAGGGTGACCGGTCACCGCCGGGGGGTGGTCGCTGATGACCACCCGCAGGGTGGTCACGCATGGTGACCATGACGGGTGGTCGCGGCCGGAGGGTAGCCGCGGTCATCGAGCCGAGCCGAGGCATCCGCCTATGCCTATGCCGTCCATCTATGCCGATCCATCTATGCCATCTATGCCATCCATCTATGCGTGCATGGTTACCACCTTGATGGGGTGGCCCTCATGCGGGGGGGCTGCCGTCGCCTGCTCCGCTGCCGGTTGCCGCGCCGTGCTCCGTCTGCCCTGTTGCAGGCGGCGTGCTCGAGGCCGGTGTATGCCGACCGGTCTGCCGTGTGTCCGAGGTCGATGGTGGCGGGGTCCCACATTGGGCGGCCGCAGCGTACGCAGGGCTGGCCTGGCCGCCATGTGGCGAGGAGCCGGGCCTTGAGTCGTTGGTGGGGCCATCCGTAGCCTCTGGCTGTTGTGCTGCGGGGGTCCCGGTGGCGGGCCATGGGTCCTCCCGTTGGGTGATGCAGCTGGTGTGGGCCCATCCTGCGGGGGTCTTGCCGATCTGCTGGCCTACGTATGTGGGGGCGTGGCATTGGGGGCAGGTGCCGTTGCGGCGTGCCTTCATCACCCGGCTAGCACGCATCGTTGTTCCCTGCCAGTTGATTGAACAGCCACCGGAGTTCACGCCGGTACACCGACAGGGTTATCCGCTCCTGTTTCCTGGGTTGCTTGCCCCATCCCCAGTACATGAGGTCAGACCGGAACTGGCTCGGGTATCCGTGGGCGTATAGCCCGGTGAGCCTTTCGAAGTCCGGGCGGGTGGAGACGAACTCGGCTGCGACGCCGACAGCCGCGACAATGATCAGGTTCCAGTTCTCCAGGTGCCCGTCCGTCAGGCGGCCGAGCGCGATACGCCGTCCGATGGGTTCCAGTGCGTAGACGGGCAGGTGGCGGAGCAGGCCGGTCGCGTACTGGTCCTTCTGGCCGCTGTAACGCAGGTAGATGAACCGTTTAGCTGCCCCTTCGCGCAGTTCAGCCCATGCCTTGTCCACGGGGGCGGGTTTCTTGAGGTGGGCGCCGCTGATCGCGGCGTGCTGGATGGCGAGGGCGTCTTCGCGGTCGGTTTGCCGTGACTGCCTGGTTTTCGGGGGAAGTCCTGCTGCTGCGCGGCGCCGGGGGTTGCCGCGTGCGGGGACGGTCAGGAAGGTGATGTCCCGGGATTCGGCGATCTGCATGACGTGCTCGCGCTGCCGCAGGTCGTAGGACTCGAATGTGGACTCGCCGACCACCGTGACGCCGCGGGGGAGGTCGCGGAACAGTTTCTCGAGGGTGTCCGTGTGCCATGTGAATCCGTCCGGGTCCACGGCGGTGACGCCGCGTCCGACGGACCAGTCGAATGCGTAGGGTTTGCCCGCGCCTGCCGCCTGGGGAACGGTCTGCCCGTCCCGGGGGCTCACTTGCCCGTTGCGGGATAGCAACTGCCCGTTACGGGATGTAGGATGCCCAGGCTGGCAGGACGGTGCATGAGCGGGGAGAGTCATGCCCGTTGCGGGGTTCTCTGTGCCCGCCATGCGGGCGGGGGGACTGGTGCCCGTTTCGGGGTTCACAGTGCCCGCCATGCAGCCGGGGTCAGTCATGCCCATCTCGGGATTGCCCATGCCCGGCACGTCATCGAACAGGGTCAATTCGCCATCAGTGGTCACGTGGCTGTTCTCTTTTCCGGGAGACGAGAACCCCCCGCCGTCCCGGAAGTCCACGGGGGGTTCTCTAACCCCAATGATCAGTTGGGGCTCTTAACTGCGTTCATGACAAAGCCCCTGGTCCAGGGCAGGACGAGGGGCTTCCGGTCTACGTTGAGTCAAACGGACTCGAGTGCGGGTGGGGGTGCGGGGATGCGCAGGTCGGCGTACACCAGCCCGTCCGCCACGTACAACTCCACCACCGCGCCATCCACCTCGCCGAGTTCCTCATCCAGCCGGACGGGCAGCAACGCGACAACCATGAACGTCTCCTAGTGCCAGAGCTGGGCGAGGGCCCACACGCACAACCCCCCGGCGACCAGCACGGTCACGACCTTGTGGGCGGGGGTGAACCAAGCCAGGACCGCGGCGAGGCCGAAGCAGATGACGGCGGCGAGGTCGAGCCAGCCCTGGGCGCCGGTGACGGTGAACGTGGCGGCGAGCGTGGCCATCAGCGTCTCTTCCTAGTGGCGGGGCCGCCGCCGCGGCCTGGAGCGGGCGATGAACCCTTGGGGGGCCGCGGCGGCGGCGCGCGTGGCGGCATCCCCGGCGAGGTGACCCGGAACGCCGGGGATGCCGGGCTGGTAAAACCGGGAGGCCCTATCCGGCGGTGATCGTCTCAGTCGCGGACGGGTACGGCACCGGGTACGGCTTGACCCGCACCGGGACCGCGAACACCCCCGCCTCGCCCTGCACCGCGAAGTCGTCGAACGTCACCGGCGCGCCCAGCGGCAGGTTGTACTCCACCAGGTAACGGACCCGCCCCGGGGTCAGGAACTGCAGGGGGCAGGCCGTGGCGCGGCCGTAGTCCCACCGGTAGTCCCGGCCGTACTTCTTGACCTTCACCTCAGACAGGGAGATCAATCCCTGGAGGTTGAACGTGCCGTTCACCGACCGGACCCCGGCGAAGACCCCCGTGGAGGCGACGATGCGGAACCGGCCGTCGGGCTGGGAGAACGTGATGGTGCAGTCCTTGACGTCCAGCGACGGGTCCGGCAGCGCGTCATGCCACAGCGTCAGGGAGTTCCCGCCGAGGGAGAACCGGTCCAGGTTCGGAGACAGCTGCGTATCCGTCCAGTTCGCGAAGGCGAGGCGGCCGAACCCTTCGACGTCGTTGACGTGGATCCCGCCGATGTCGGACTGCTGCAGGTCGAACTGCCACGGCCTGACCTGCACCTTGGGCGGGTGGTACCCGAAGTTCGGGGAGATCGTCGGGGAGACGGTGGGGGGCGGGGTGGGGGTGTCGCCGGCGCGGGCGGCGGCAGCACCCCACGTGACGAGGCCGGCAGCGAGGGCGGCGGCTACGGCGGCAGCGCAGAATCTGGACCTGGACAAGGCGGGTATTCCTCCCCTGCAAGAGTGAACAGATGACGTCAGATAACGTCACCATGCACCATTGGGGACGCGCGACACGCCGCGGGGGTTTACCGCTGGGGGGAGGGGGATCCGGGACCAGGGCATACGGGTCCAAGGGCAAGGTTACGGCACGGCAACCGGCGGCACAATAACGGGTGCCGTCACGTGTCCCCGCCGGGCAGGAACGGCGCCATCCGCGCGTGGAGCCGCTGCAGCGTCCCGGCGTCGTACAGGGCTTCACCCCGGCCGCCTTTCGGCCCGGAGCGGGCTTCGCCGGCGGGTTTGAGGCTGACCGCGCGGATCATCAGGCGGAGCCGCCACGCCTCGACCGGCACGCCGGTGCCGGCGAAATACTGGCTGGCTTCGCTGATGGTCCACAGCGGCGGCCCGTCCATGCCGGCGGCAGCTCCTTAGGAGAGCTCGGCGGAATGAGGCCAGTTCCAGGCGTCCCATGACCACCACCAGCCTTCGCGAGCGGCCTGCGAATTGGAGCCGCAGCGGGAGCAATCGCCCCTGACGTCGCTGAGGAAGATATGGAAGCCGTAACCTTCGCCGCTCATATCCGAAATCGCGCGGGGCCTGGCAAGAAACCGGCCACACTCGCACTGGATACCGCTCATCCTTGCCGCTCCTAAGGCGGGTTCAAGTTCGGGGGCGATCTGGATTTTGCCGTCGGCCCAGGCCAGGCACGCCCGGCCGTGCTCGTCGGTGCCCATCTGGGCGGACGGCTGGTACCCGGCGCCGTCGCGGCACCGGTAGGCGTGGCATTCGACCCGGCCGGTCAGCCTGCCGTCCGGCCCCAGGACGGCCTTCAGCGACAGGCAGCCGCAGCAGGGGCAGGCCGGGGGGAGGCCGCCGCCGCCTTTAGGGAGGGACCGGTACCGGGTGATCTCGTCGATGGCGGGGACGGACTGGCAGCCGCGGATGAGCCGTTCAAGGTACCAGCCGGCGGCGGTCTCGAGGTCTTCGCCGGGCCCGGCGGCCAGTTTCGGGAGGGCGGCGAGAGCGCCGGCGGTGGCGGTAGCAGACATGCTCCGCCGCGGGCCGGGGTGCCCGGCGGGCCCGAGATAGCGGAGGAGGGCTTCGAGGCGGCGGATGCCTTCCAGGGCGCTGGTGAGGGCGAACCAGGCGGCCTGGTCGCCGGGCAGCGGCTGGACGGGGCGGGGGACGGGGATGCCGGGCATCCCGCCGGCGGAGGGGTCGGGGAGGACCCGTTCGAGGGTGGCGAGGTAGCCGGCGAGGCGGGTGCACGCGTCGCGTACCTGATCGTCGGGCATGCGGGTCCCCTGCCGTGCCGCCACCGGGTGTCACCTGCCGTCATGGTACCCGTGGACGCGCGCGGGACGGCCCCCGGCTGGTGGTCTCGGGGGGGCCGGCCGGGGGCCGCCACAGGGTACCGCGCGGGCCTGGGGTGACCCGCCGGGGGACGGACCGGAACCCCTTGATGTGATCCCCCCGGCCCCGGGGGAGGGTTGCGCTTGTGTCGTGTCCCGGGTCCGGTGGCGGGTTCCGTTGTCATGACGCAGCATGACGCTACCGCCGGGTGATGTCAACCACCGGCGGGTGTTAGTCGCGGTGGGTCAGGCGGAAGATCCAGGCTTCTATCACCTGCCCTGCCCCGGATGACTGGGCTAGGCGCCACCGTGCCCGTGCCCAGAACTGGTGCCAGGCGCATGGGCAGATGGGATAGATGCGAACCGGGCCGTCCATCGTCACAGGAGATCACATTTCATCCCCGGGCCGGGCGTGTCGTCGTCGCTGCCGCGGAGCTGCCCGGCGAGGCACCAGAAGATGACACCCATCAGGGTCACGTAGGCGGTGAAGATCACGGCGATGACAACAGCATGCACCCGCGAATCCTACCGGTACCCGTGATACTGCCGTGACAGTTGGGTTTCCGCAACCGGCTAGTGGTTCATGCTGGCCAGTCCGCCGGATACCGGCGGTTTTCCAGGTGCGGAACGCCGCCATCATCCATCACCGTGATTTCAATCCCGAGGAGCCTGTCCATCTGGCTTGGCTCCCGCTCATCTGCGCAGTTCATGATGCGGCGGATCTGTTTGTACCAGTCCAGGTCCATCACCCAATGCGTCTGCGGGTCCTGGCGGATCATCGGGGGCACCGCGCCATACGCGGCGGCAAGGGAGCTGTAAAGGTCACCATCGCCATCGGCCCGCGGGCCCCTGAACCATGCCCAGTCGCCGGTTGCATATATGGGGGTTCCGTTATGGATGCGGCCGGTGTCCCGGTAGGTAAGCTGCTGTGGTTCCGGTAGCGGGAGCGGTAGCGAGGACCGCCGCCAGCGGAGCCAGCGGAGCGGGTGCCGCCACCATGACGGCCTGTCCGGCGGTATGACCGCCAGGATCGGCCTGGTATAGATCACGGTGACGACGGCACTCTCGGCGGCGATCAGCCGGCCGTCATACGGTCCGCCTTCGAACAGCACCTGCCTCATGACTTCAATGATGCCTGCGGTTCATGCCTTACCGGGTGAGGGATTCGGCGAACCCGCGGGTGATCGCCTCTTTCGCGATGGCCACCGCGGCACCGCCGGCGGTCAGGACGGCGTGGGAGACGACAGCGCCGGTGGGCCCGTCGCCGGTCGCGGCGGGCATGGCATGCCGGTCCGTGCGGACGGCGCCGAGCCGGCCGAGGATGACCCCGGCCGGCTCGTCTCCGGCGTCCAGCCCCGCCCGCGCCGCGTCCGGGAGACGTCCGGGGAGCCAGATCAGGCGGGTGTGCGCGGCGACGGTGCCGTCCCACCCGGTGAGCAGCCCGTGCCGCCACCGGCAGGCGGTGCCGGGTTCCGTGGCGAGCCGGTGCGCGGCCCGGTCCGTCAGGGGGCCGTCACCCTGATCGAGGACCTGGATGGTGAGGATCTGGTCGGACAGGTATTCCAGCAGCCCGGTGACGGGCTGCGGCCAGTGCTCGAGGATGGCGGCGAGGATCTTGGGGCAGCCGGCCGGGTCGACGCCGGTCAGGGGGCGGCGGCGGCTGGCTTTCAGCGCGGCCAGCGCGCCGGTGAAGTCGCGGGCGGAGACGTACGCGTCAAGGACAGGCATGGCAAACAAGGCTCCCTGGTCAGGTCACGGGTAAGGGGATGGCCGGCGGGGGCGGGGTGCCGTGGTGGTATCCGGCTGCGGTCAAGAGGCCCGGCCCCGCCGGGCCGTCAAAAGGGGGGAGGGCTTACGAGCCCGCGGCCCCGTGGCGGGAGGCGCGGAGGGCGGCGAGGCCCTCGGACAGTTCCCGCTCGCCGCCGGCCCGCCTGCGCTCGTACTCCTCCGTGCCGATGTGCCATCCGGGGCGGCGCTTACCCCACCCCGTATCACGGTCCCGGTCCGCGAGCTGCATCAGGAAGGTGATGCCCTCGGCGGGGTCAGGCCAGTCAGGCCAGTACAGCACGGGGTCAGCCCCAGTAGTGGGTGGCCGCGACGTGCGCGGGCCCGCCCTCCGTCGCGGCGGCGGCGCCGGCGGCGGCGGCCAGGCCGAGGCCGATCAGGACGACGGCGATGATCTTCTTGGTGCGGTTCATCGGGATGGTCCCTCCTGCTAGAGCATTCCCGGCGCGTCACCAAACCGTAACAGCACGCTCACTCCATGTCGATAAACAGAGCGTCACTTTTCACCTGCCGGGCCACAGGCCCGGCGTCCTCTAGATCAGCGCCGTACCGGATATGCACCACTTCGAACGGTGACGACCCGTCCTCGTAGGCGAACGCGAACAGGGCAGCGAACCGGGCACGGTACTCATCGCCCCGGTCACTGGCCGCCCATCCTTCCTTCGATCCGTCCGGGAGAAACGCGAACGTCACGTAGTCGTTTATCACGCTCTGGACCGGGCCGATGACCAGGGGCCGCCACTGTTCGGGCAGCGATTCCCGGAAGGCGCCCACGTCCGGCATGCCGGGCGGGTCGCGGTTGTCACGCACGTAACCGTCGGCTGTGACGATCACCGCGTCGTGAATGATGACACCCATGGCTTTACTCTTTCCTGTCTGGCTCGGCGGTGAGCAGGGCGTCAGTGGCGGCCAGCAGCGCGTCCACCCGGACCCCGGTAGCGTCGTCGGCCGCGCGGATCTCCCCGACCAGGCGGGCCCGCACGTCGTGCAGTTCCAGCAGCATCGCGTCGATCGCGCCTACCGCGTCGGACGCGCGGAGGCGGGCTACCGGGTCGGGTTCTTCCCGGTTCTGCCAGATGGCCAGCCACAGCGCCGCGTCCTGGACGTGATGGTAGAGGGCGGACAGGTCGTATTCCTGCCGGTCGCTCATGTCGGTCATTGGTTCTTGTCCTTTCCGTTGAGGGCGGCGCGGGCGCGCTGGACGGTCTTCGGCGTGACGCCGATCTCGGCGGCGAACGCGGGGATGGTCTTGCCGGTGTCCTGCCCGGCGCGGATGGCGTCCTTGGCCTTGTCCATGTCCGTGACCCCGCCTGTCCCTGCCCGTGTCCGTGTCCGTGTCCGTGCCGGTGTCCTGGGGGGTGTCGTGGGGGGTGTCGTGTCCGGGCGGGTGCCCGCGCCGCCCCCCGTCACGGCACGGACACCCGCGGTCTCATCGTGGCGGATCATGTGCGCCAGCGCGGCCGACATCGCCAGCACCGCCACCGGCAGGCCCGACACCGCGATGACCACCGGCCACGGCGCCGCCCGCCACCCGGCCGCCCCGAGCAGGTGGAACCCGGCCTGCCCGGCGAACCCGACGGCCAGCGCCATGACCGCGGAGGTCCGCGCCCACTGCCGGGCCGGGACGGTGATCCCGTCCATGCCCAGCCACACGTACAGGGCGTACGCGGCGTACGCCTCGACGCCGACCGGCAGGGTAATGGCCGTGTTGATGACCAGGGCGGGCGCGATGCCGGGCAGCGGGCGGACCGGACCGAACCCGCACATGCCGCCGAGGCCGACCCACCCGGTCCAGATGGCCACGGCGGCGGGGGCGGCGATGACCAGCAGCGGCCACCGGTGCCGCCGCGGCGGGGGTGGCGGCGGGCTGGTGTCCGGGCGGAGTACCTGGCCGTCGAGGGGGATCATGTGCCTGCCCACCCCGGCCATCATGGCGGGACCCGGGCCGGCCGGGCGGTGGCCGTTACCGTTTTGCGCCGTCACCATTGACCGGTGTCAATCGTGCCACGGGCGCTGCGGCCGGGCACGCGCTTGTAATAGCCGTGGCCAGCCCTGATTATGACGCCTTGCTCAATGAGCGCGGTCAGCAAGACATGAAGGATGCTGGGCTTCATTCCCGAAGCGATCAGCAGTTCTTGCCGGTGCAGCGGCTTCTCTGTCGCATCCAATGCCCGCGCGAGATCCGCCCTGCGTTCAGGGAACGGCTTGAAGACAGGAGGTGCGGGGGCGCTGGCTTCTCCCCGCGCAGCCCCGATGCGCGGCAGTGGGTAGATGCGCCCCTTCTTGTGAACAAGATTGTATTTCGGCTGTTCAATGCGGATTGCCCGGCGCTCCGCGATAGTCGCGGACTTCTCGTCCGGGTACCACTCCAGCGTGATCCCGCAGACCTCCAGGAACCAGATTTTCTCCGCGTGCGCGGCGAGCCGGCGGCCGAGTCGCCCGGTGGTGCCGATGTACAGCACGCGGCCATCCCCGCCGAAGCACCTGTAGACCGCCTGCCGGTACACATCGGAGAATTCCTGCGGCGTTTCGGATGATTCTGGCTCTTCCATGTTCCCCTCCTTTAGTTACTGTGCGTAAGTCCACGCGGGAGTCCACGCGAGACTACAAGAGGTCTAAAAAGACTTCCCTTCGCGCGCGCGCGCGTACGCCTACGCATACTGGCGGGCGGGCGTGGACGAGTGGACGAGTGGACGATCACGGCGATGGCGGTCACTGCGCGTTGATGATCTGGCGGGCTTCGGCGGCGGTCCGGTCGGCGCGGCCGGTGATCTCGGCCAGCCCGGCGGCGATGTCCGCGCCGGGCACGGCGTAGTACAGGCCGCGGCTGGCCTGGGTGACGAGGCCGAGCTCGGCCAGGCCGGCCATCCGGGCGAACACCCAGGAGCGGGACATGCCGGAGCGGGCGGCGAGGTCCCGGGGGGTGACGGGGGCGGCGGCGGTGGCGGTCTCGAGGTGGTGGCAGAACGCGGCGCGCTGGGCGGCCATGACGCGGGGGAGGGCCCTGACGGCGGCCGGGTCGGGGCGGAACCCGGCGGGCAGCAGCAGCGGCGCGTCACCGGCGGGCGGCGGCGGGGCCGGGGTGGTGTCCGGGGGAGGGCCGGCGGCGGGGGAGTGCGCGGCGGCGGCGGCCTGGTACTGCGGGGAGCCGGCGCGGAACGCGGGATGCAGCCGCAGCCACCGGGCATCCCACCATTCCTGCCACGTCACCCCCCGGTCCCCGTCCGTGTACGCGACGTCCTCCCCGCAGTACAGGACCAGCGGGCGGGCCGGGCCGGACATGTCCGCGCCGGCTGCGACGATCCCCCCGAACCTGTCGTGGGGCATGTGCGGGGCGCGGACCTGCTCCGGGGTCACGTCCGGGCCGTCCTTGACATAGCAGGTGCCCTTTTCCTCCAGCCGGGACGCGTCCAGCCGGTTGTACTCGGGGATGACGTAGGCGCCGTGCCGGGCCTCGGACACGGCGTAGCAGGTCCGGTGGGGGAGGTTCGCGCGGATCTGCTCCGTTCCCACGGACGTTTCCAGGGCGCCGTTCTGGGTGTACACGTAGAGGTACATGGCCAGGCCGGATCCCTGGCTGGCGTAGACGCCGGCCAGCCGGCGGCACTCCGGGTCACCCGCGCCGTCCTCGGTCGCGGTCAGCCCGTACGTCTCGTCGACCATCGTGACGACCGCCGGGACCTCCCTGGTGGCGTGCAGCTGCTCCTTGCCGTCGTAGGCGTACATGGCGCGGGCCTTGATCTCGGCGGCGCACATGCGCAGGAACATCCGCGCCTCGTCCCGTTCGGTGATGACGTAGGCGGCGGCGCAGGCTTGCAGGACGGGCCGGGCGGACCGGCCGCCCTTCAGGTCGATCAGCACGGTCAGGGCGTCGGGGCAGCCGGACAGGTTCGCCGCGGCGACCAGCAGGTCGTTCGACTTGCCCCACCGGGTTTTCCCGATGGTGAACCGGTTGACCCGCAGGTCGGTCATCTTCCATTCCCCGGTTTCCTTCCGCCCGGCCGGCGCCGGGTCGTGGACGGAGCGGGGCGCGATACCCGGGTCGTACTCGACGGGTTCGCGGAGCGGGTTGTCCCTTTTGAGGAAGATGTCGACCTCGCACGGGATGCCCTTGACCGGTTCGACCCGGACCAGGCCGATGTCGGCCTGCCCTTCGGCGGCCGACTCGATGAACGGGATGGCCTGCCGGAAGTGGTTCAGGGTATGGGTGCCGGGGATGCCCCGGACGCGGATCCGCAGCGTGACTCCCTTGATCTCGGCGTCCTTGACGGCTGACCCGCGCAGGTTCCACCCGAAGCAGTAGGACTGCCACCAGGCGTCGCACTGGGCGGTGAGCCGCTGCCGGAGTTTCATGCCGCGGGGCCGTTTGTGCCGCCACCAGAAGCAGCCCCACGTGACCCCCCCGGCGGTGAGGGTGGAGGCGAGGACGATCGCGGTGACCGGGGCGGCGGCCGGGCCGGCGATGGCGGCGGCGGTCAGCCAGGCGGCGGCGGCGGCGGCGGACAGGTCGGCGTACCAGACTTCCGGCCAGCGTGGTTTCCCGTCCGGCCCGGTCCACTTGTGCGGCGCGAAGTAGCAGACCGCGGCGGTGAGCATGATCCCGCCCAGCGCCACGTACCGGGCGGTGTGCGTCTGGCGGAAGATCAGGCCGGCGAGCCACAGGGCGGGCGGGATGGCCAGCGGGACCGTGACGTGGCGGTTCCGGCGGGCCCACCGGGCGATCGTGACGATGGCCGACTCGGATTCCCGGTCCTGTTTCGGGGGGGGCCAGGGCACCCCGGCCGCGGCGGGCGCGGGCGGGGGGGCGGGGGTCAGCGGCACCAGCGCCTTGGACGGCATCAGCGGGACCCGTTCTCGGACATCTCGGAGTGGTGCGGGGCCTGCCGCGACGATTCGGCCAGGTCACGGACCGTCATGTTCGCCAGCGATTCCAGGTTGGCCCTGGCCTCCTCGATCAGGATGGTGGCGGCGCGGAGCGCGGCGCCGGACTTGACGATCGGCTCGGTGATCTCCGGGCCGTACCGGTTGTCCGGTTCGGACATGGTGCGGCCGAGCATTTCCATGGTGGCCGAGAACCGGTCCGCGCCGGCGGAGGCCCCGGCGAGGGCTTCCATCTTGGCGTTGATGTTGCCGCCGGC